GGGACGTTAAGGTTCACGCTAACCGCCGGATTGCCTATGACCTAAAACCTACAAGAGAGTAAACATGGGAAAATCGCCCGATTGTTGCTTCTTGCCTCGGCTCCGTGGTTGGAGTTATGGGGGGGCAGTTTTTATGGCTTGCCGCGTGCCCATGTCATCATGACATCTCTGATGGGGCGGTTGTCAGTGGCCTTACCACAAACGCTGACCGGTATAGTAGGTATCCGTCCTGAGGATTGGACCTACCACCGCGGGGAATTGATCGACCTCGCAAGTGCCGTAGGTGGTTTCGCGAGATTCCACACCACGCAATTAACAGAGGCGACAACTCTGATGCTCGCTGTAGCCAACAACGAGCTAAAGTGGGGTCGCTTCTGCGAACGCATTTTACCGGGATTGCCTCTAACCCGTATAATTAGAGGAAGTAGCGAGGTTCCTAGAGCAGACATTGTTCTCCGCCAGCATGTGCCAATTAATGACGATGACCTTCGGCAGATGGTTATCCGAAATAGCACACCGGAGACGAGGTTGCAAGATGCCGCCATCCTGGCGACGTTGGCCCAACCCGTGTCAGGGCTCGACTTAGAGGAAGGGGAGGTACCTTCCATCCGCCGCCACCGTCCAGGTTCACTCTTGCGTCGGTTCCACAAAGAGTTACAGAGCATGGCTCTGCCCCATGAAGAATGGTTGGTCGCCTCAGGGCTTGACCTCTTCTCTGGACGCACCCATGTTCGAAGACTCCAGGAACAGTTGCTTGGATTGTCCCGCGGTGCTAAGGTCCTGCCGAGGACCCCGATCAAAACCAAATCTGGCGCTCAATTTGCGCGATTCGCCTTCCGTGTTGGGGAGGACGAGATCGATATCGTGCCTGAGTTGTATTCAAAGCTTGCCCTCTACGCTGCGTTTAGGGAGAGAGATCATGCTCTCTTGATGACGCTTAAGGGACACGCTATCACCTGGCTGAAAGAACACGAAGTTCCGTACCGTGACGGGTACCCCGTGGCCTTTTGGACAGCTCTGTTGGCGTGGATCCCGGGGCAACTGGATGAGGCGGGTATGAGAGTTACCGCCTCCCTACGCGTGCAGGAGAAGATTAAATCAGCTTCCGCGTGGGTGAATGAGGGTGTCAGCCGTCATTCTCTGGGTTTGAATAGTTGGTGGAGCCCCCGCTACCAGCTAGCCAGATTTTTTGGCGTCAGTGTCTCTGCACTGGTGCCTACGGCCTAGGCTGGTCCATCGTGGACAGAAGCTCGCTGTCAGGGTATGCCCCTTGATACCTCTCTGAGGACTGACAGCAGTGTGCGAGTTTCAAATAGCGATGGCTGCCTAGGAAATCGACGGAAAATGTACCAGGTCCTCGATCCTTTTGAAGGTCCTACTCCTGGTGCTTGGAGATGTCAAATCCATCGTGGCTGTGTACATAACGAGCTGACTGGTCTTCTTGGCCGAGTTCTCGGTCCGGTACCAGAGCCATCTGAGTCTGGAATCTCGAAGCTGAGATTGAGCCTGAAACGCATTGCGAGGATGCTCCGTTCGCGGAATATCTTCACACGGCTGCCCTACGAGGCCGTGTTGGAGCAATATTCCGGTGCTAAGCGAACGAGGTATGAGCGTGCGGCCGAGACGTTGCGCAGAGAGCCTGTGGAGGCGCGCGACGCTCGTGTGACGGCATTCGTCAAAGCTGAGAAGAGGAAAGAGGAAGATCTGAAAGACCCTAGGATAATCCAGTTTCGGACACCGCGGTACAACTTAGAGTTGGCTACGTTTCTGAAACCTATCGAGCACGCGATCCTGCGTCATCGAGGCCCTAGGCGTGGAGTAAGGCGCACTTTCGTGATTGCGAAGGGGCGCGACTCTGTGGAAAGAGCGAGGCTGATCCGTGCCAAGTGGGACCAGTTCGCTGACCCAGTCTGTGTACCTTTGGATGCGACCCGTTTCGACAAACATGTATCAGCGCAAGCTCTAGAGGCTGAGCATGGTGTCTATAACTCTATCTACCGCGACTCTTACCTTGCAAAACTGTTGAGGATGCAAGTGTCAAATAAGGGTCGCAGTATGAACGGGGTCAAGTATAAGGTTAGAGGAAACAGGATGTCTGGTGACTACAACACCGGTATGGGAAACTGTCTGCTTATGTCCGCCATGGCAGAGGAGTACCTACTGAGTCTCAAGTTGAGTCGCTGGGACTATTTTGCGGATTCTGACGATTGCTTGGTCTTCGTGGAGAGGGAGGACCTGGATAAACTGTTGAAAACCGTTGGACCTCATTTCTTGCAGTTCGGGCAGGAGATTAGGGTTGAAGATGTTGCTTTTGAGTTTTGGGACATTCGACACTGTCAAGGTGCGCCGCTCGCAACGGCCACTGGGGTGCGTATGGTCAGGGACTATCGGAAAGTCTTGTCGCAAGCTTTCTGTGGATACAATCACTTTCATGACCCGGTCGGAGGCATGAGAGTGATGAAGAGTGTTGCCCAGTGTGAGCTGATACTCAATGCTGGGGTGCCCATTCTGCAGCCACTGTCCCTAAAAATTCTTGAGCTCCTTCAGACGCACAAGCATAGTAGACTCGATTCTCGAGATACAGTTGTGTGGCTAGCGATGACGGAAGCTAGAAGGCGCCACTTCGAGTGGACGGCTGATGTTAGCGTGCCGATTACGGCCGAAGCTCGCCGTTCATTCGAAAGGACGTTTGGACTGACGGAGGTGGAACAGTTGGCCTGGGAGGCATGGGTCCAAGAACTGCAGTTCGACAACGTAGATTTGCGTTTGTTGAGCCAGCGGTTCCCGGATGTCGACCAGGGCTACTATTAAGCCTCTAATTCTCCCCTCAGAACCCGCGCGGTCCGAGGATGCCATTAAAACAACCAGAAATGCAATGAAACCTAGGCAAGGGACGGGAGCCCCCATTCGTGGCCGCACGCCGAGACTAACCATCTCGGGGATCGGCCTTGGCAAGCACCGTAAACCGAGCTGAGATCCTGGCGGCGTGGGGCGGCGGCCCTGCAAAGCTTGGGTGCGTGTTAAAGTTGTGTCACGGTTCAGGACTCGAAACCTGCCCTATGCCTGGGGAAATTCTGTTAAGTTATATGAGGACCAGAGCCCTTTGATTACCCCCGTTTCCGTTTTAAATCGGGGGGCTTATTGATGGGGGCGCTTAAGCCGGCAAGAGCCGGAGGGGTTCCGAGAAGGCAACAAACAAACCTACAAGTAGTTATAAAACTCCGTTAGGAGGAACTAAAACGGTCGTGGGATGGTGTACCCCCAGGTTATCCATACCCTCTCTCACTTTCCATTGGGAGGTGTCGATGGCTAGTGGGCCTTTGAGCCCATGATCATGCCTACGGCAGCACATGAGACTCGGACAACCGCGG